AACCGTAGACAAGTTTATTATGATACTAAAAAATCATATTGGTCGTGCTGCATCTAAAAAAGTTCCTAGTTCTCTCAACTGGAATGCCTTGCATAACATTACCAATAATGCAGGATTTGAATTTGCTGCCGACTACGAAACATTCAAAGCCATGTATGATTCAAATCCTACTATCCAAAGTCTAGTTAAAAACTTTGATAAGAATGGTATCGAATTAAATGTTCCAGGAGCAGAAGAACCAGGTGATGCTACAGAACCATTACCGAATGGCGGCAAGGACAGTGCCCAAACTGTAGATAAGATAGCATCTTCGGCAGCAGCCGGACAACTAGCTCAAGCACAAGCGACTCCCCAGGTTTGACAATCGTTAATTATTCTGTTAATATATACAGAATATGACTATACAATTAAATCCACCCCCCTTTGTTGAAAAGTTCCAATATAAGAACTGTCAACAGGTCAATGACCCTGTTACCCGTAAACGAGTTTATCTAACTCCAGACGGAGAAAGCCTTCCTTCTGTTACTACTATTCTTAGTGCTACTAAGGATATGACTCATTTGAACGAATGGAAAAAGAGAATAGGCGAAGAAAAAGCCAAACAGATTACTACAGAAGCTGCTGGTGTTGGAACTGCCATGCACAGCAATTTAGAAAGATTTATTGCAGGCATACAAAGGCAACCAGGTAATAATCCTGTGCATGTCCAAGCTAATAAAATGGCAGACCAGATTATTATAAACGGGCTTGCTTATGTAAACGAAGTATGGGCAATGGAACAGAGTTTATACTTTCCGGGCTTGTATTCCGGAACTACAGATCTTGTAGCTGTCTACAAAGATAATCCGAGCGTATGCGATTATAAGCAAACAAATAAACCTAAAAAAGAAGAATGGGTTGACGATTACAAAATGCAGTTGGTAGCCTATATACTAGCACATAATGAAGTCTACGGCACAGACATCCGAGAAGGGCATGTGTTTATGTGTAGTCGCAACTGCGAATATCAGCAGTTCGATTTATGGCCTAGCGATTTCAACAAATATCAAGATCTGTGGCTTGAGAAGGTAGAGGAATACTACAACTCATTAAGATAAATACCCTATAACGGGAATTTATCTATATGGCTGTCGTTCAGATATCTAAAATACAAGTCCGCAGAGGACAAAAAAACTCAAATAGCGGTATTCCACAGCTCAGCTCTGCAGAGTTTGCGTGGGCTATTGACACACAAGAACTTTACATCGGTAATGGTTCTGTAGCAGAAGGTGCTCCTTATGTAGGAAACACTAAGATCATTACAGAACACGATAACATACTAGACCTTGCATCTAGCTATCAGTTTGCTTCAGATGACACAGCCGTAACTCTTTCGATTCCGAGAAGTTTACAATCAAAGTTAGACGAATATGTAAGCATAACAGACTTCGGCGCTATCGGCGACGGTTCTACAGACTGCACTGAAATATTCCAAACAGCTTTTACTCAGCTGTTCAGAAATGCAAATTCAAACTACAAAAAAGTTTTAATGATACCAAACGGAGAATATCTTATCTCCGGTAGCTTGGCGATTCCAAGTAACGCTATCATTCGCGGCGAAACACAACTTGGTGCCGTTATCAACATCGGAGCCAACAACATTCGATTTATTACCAGCGATGGAACAGAACTAGCAGGGTTTGACAGTTCTAATCGTCCTCAGAATGTTGAGTTATCTAACTTTACAATTTTAAGATCGTCCGGATCTCTAATTCTTTCTGGGTTGGCCAACAGTAAACTCGAAGGAGTTCGATTCAAAGGCGAGTATCGTTTAGGTGACGCAGTAACCCTTTCAACTGCCGCGGCCGCTGTAGTTTGGTTGAACAACCTAGCAGGAACAAAAGTAAATGGCGTTGAGTTTAAGTCATGTATATTTGATTCTAATCCACTGAGTATTAAATGTTCACAGACTGTAGCATTTGAAACAGTAGTTGGATTTATCAATTGTAAGTTTTTAGTAAACCATACTTCTATATACATAGACGGAATCACTGGTCAAGACAACAAATGGTATATCAACGATTGCGAATTTGAAGAAATCGCAAGACAAGCACTGCGATCTATTGCAGGTAGAAGAACAATCCTACATCGTTGCAGATTTAAGAATTGCGGCAACGATACAGCCACAGCAGCTGATCCAACACATCCAATAGTTTACTTTGGAGAAAAGACTGGAAACCTATTAATTGACTGCTCTAGTGATAGACAACAGGCAGCAGGCATAGTTTCTGTTAATACTGTCAATGCTGTCAGCGAAGCATATAATGTTGACAAGGCTGAATTTGTAGATAGAAACTATTCTCAAATTTATCTGTCAGACAGCTTTAGACCTGTTGCAGTATTTTCTGCACTGAACAGATATGCAGTCATCAATTATGTGTTAACACTTTCAAGTCACACACGCATAGGACAACTTACAATGACTATCGACGAAGATTTTACTGCGGTGAATCTTGTTGATAATTATTCATATAGTTCAACATCATCAACATCAATCGGAGGAATGATTATGACACAATTTGAATTCTCAGCAGAGATCAGAGACAACGATGTAGACTCTGGAGTCGACACTGTGGTGCTAAGTTATAAGAATCCGGTTGGTAATGGAGCCACAGGTAACATCTCATTCGATGTGACCTACGGTGTTTGATAAGCACGGCACTGAACGACTAGCATACTGGAAAGAATTTAGAGAAAGTTTAGAAAGCAGCCAAAATCCTTACACTGAAGTGGCAGAGTTTTGGAGTTCAGCACCGTTTGTTAGTCCATTCCTAGATCCAAACAATCCCTCCGAATGGCCCGATCCTTGGCATTTGGTGTTAGATTCCCGCCTTGATGATCTTGCAATCAGCCTCGGTATGCTGTATACTATTAAATTAACACGTCGGTTTATGGATACCAATTGCGAGATACATATGTCTATGCTTCCGAAAGAAAAAGACCCTCGTTACTTTCTAGTTATTGATCATCAGCATGTTCTTAACTTTGAGTATCGACAGGTTGTTGACTATCAAGCGATTTCAGACATCGAAACCAAGCTGTTGTGGGCAAAATCCGATAGCTTATAAATACCAGACCAAGTTTAAAATAGAGACGCACAATGACAATTACAGTAATTAAAAGAAGCGGACAGAAAGAGCCGTTAATGATTGAGAAATGGCAGGCACAGGTAGCGAAAGTTTGTAAGGGAATAGCAGATGTCAGCCAGTCGATGATAGAGATTAAAGCACAGTTACACTTTTACGATGGCATCACAACAGATGAGATTGACGGAATTACTTTAAGAGCGATTGTTGATCTTATCGATATTGAATCAAATCCAGATGTAGGTCATACGAACTATCAATATGTAGCAGGCAAGCAACGTTTGTCTATGCTACGTAAGGATGTATATGGTCAATACGAGCCTCCCCACCTTTATGAAATAGTAAAGAAAAATGTTGAGGTCGGATTGTATACACCAGAGTTGCTTGAATGGTATTCGGAAGATGACTGGAATAAAATGAATGACATGTTAGATCATTCCAAAGACGAGGAATACAGTTACGCAGCTATCGAACAATTGATTGAAAAGTATCTCGTGCGTAACCGAGCTACTAAGGAGATCTATGAAACACCACAAATTCGTTACATGGTTGCTGCCGCGACTGTCTTCCATAAAGAAGAGCCGAATAGTGCAAGAATGCGTTACATTAAAGAATATTATACAGCGGCATCCGATGGCTTGTTTACTCTTGCTACACCTGTCTTGGCTGGGCTCGGCACTCCTACTAAACAGTTTTCTAGTTGTGTTCTTATCCGCAGTGACGACGATCTGGATAGCATATTTGCTTCTGGAGAGATGATGGCCAAGTATGCCAGCAAACGTGCAGGCATTGGTTTAGAAATTGGTCGTCTACGATCATTAGGCAGTCCTATACGTGGCGGCGAAATCATGCATACTGGCATGATTCCTTTTTTAAAGAAGTGGTTCGGTGATTTACGTTCTTGCTCACAAGGTGGCATTAGAAACGCTAGTGCTACAGTCTTTTATCCTATTTGGCATCATCAGTTTGACGACCTCATTGTTCTTAAAAACAATCAGGGAACTGAAGAAACTCGCGTTAGACACATGGACTACGGAGTTGTCTTATCAGCGTTCTTTTGGCGTAGGTTTAAAAATAAGGAACATATTACGTTCTTTGATCCTAACGAAGTTCCTGATCTTTACGAAGCCTTCTATAAAGACACAGACTTATTCGAAGATCTATATGTAAAATATGAAAAGCGCAAAGACCTACGCAAAAAGGTTATGAGCGCAGAAGAAGTTTTCAAGGGTGGTATACTGAAAGAACGCACAGATACGGGTCGTATCTATTTGGTCTTTATTGATAATGTAATGAATCAAGGACCATTTGATCCTGAATATCATACGATATATCAGAGTAACCTGTGCTGTGAGATTCTATTGCCCACACGTCCGTTTAAACGACTTGATGACGATGCTGGTCGCATAGCGTTATGCACACTGGGATCTATCAACTGGGGTGCGTTCCGGAACCCAGAGGATATGCGTAGAGCCTGTAGGATTCTACAGCGTAGCCTGTGTAACATCCTTGACTACCAAGACTTCTTGTCGATACAGAGTAAACTCAGTAACGATGAGATTCAGCCGTTAGGTATCGGTGTTACTAACCTAGCCTACTGGCATGCTAAGAGAGGAATAAAATATGGCGACAAAGATGCACTATCGGAAGTTAAAAGTTGGATGGAACATCAGGCCTACTATCTTACCGAAGCCACAGTTGAACTTGCCAAGGAGAGAGGCAAGTGTAAAGACTCAGACAAAACCAGATACGGTCAAGGAATCTTCCCCTGGGAGCTCAGAGCCAACGGAGTTAACGACCTTACAGACTTCACTCCTGAACTTGATTGGGAATCTCTTAGGAAAGAAATGAAAGAACATGGAGTTCGAAATGCCACCTTAATGGCAATCGCTCCAGTAGAAAGTTCTAGTGTTGTGATCAATTCGACCAACGGTATTGAAATGCCTATGAGTTTGATTTCTACAAAAGAATCAAAAGCAGGATCATTCACGCAGGTAGTTCCAGAATACAATAGATTAAAAAACAAATATCAATTAATGTGGGATCAAAGAGATTGTCAGGGTTACTTAAAAACCGCAGCAGTATTAGCGGCATATGTTGATCAAAGTATTTCTACAAATACTTTTTACAATCCTGCACATTTCCCTTCAAGGAAAGTTCCAACTACATTGATCGCTAAGAATTTGATGCAGGCTCAGATGTGGGGTATCAAAACTTTCTATTACAGCTTGATTAATAAAGCAGGAGCCAAACACGAAGAAGCTACCCCCGAAGTTCATTACAACGGATTCCATGAGAGAGAAATTGAAACAAGTATAGAAGAAGATTGCGAGGCATGTAAATTATGAGTTTAGCACAATACAATTTAAAACACAGCACAGATTATCTAAGTCGAAAAATGTTTTTGGACCCAGCCGGTCCTGTAACTATTCAACGATTCGAAGAAGTAAAATATAACAAGTTAGCCAGTTTCGAAACAACAGCACGTGGTTTCTTTTGGGTTCCGGAAGAAATCAGTCTGACCAAAGATGCACAAGATTTTAAAGATGCCAGCGATGCAGTTAAGCATATCTTTACCAGTAATCTTTTGCGTCAAACAGCATTAGACAGTTTACAAGGACGAGCTCCTGCACAGGTATTCATGCCTGTGGTAAGCCTTCCTGAACTTGAAGCACTAGTTAATAACTGGACATTCTTTGAAACAAACATTCATAGTCGTTCATACAGTCACATCATTCGTAACATCTACAACGTGCCTAAAGAAGTATTCAATACAATTCACGAGACTAAAGAAATCGTAGAAATGGCATCTAGTATCGGTATTCAATATGAACGATTACATATGATTAATTGTCGTAAAGAACTAGGTGAGAAGTTTGCTGAACAAGAGCATATCAAAGCTATCTGGTTAGCACTAAATGCCAGTTATGGTCTAGAAGCATTCCGCTTCATGGTATCGTTCGCTACATCCTTAGCAATGGTAGAGAACAAGATTTTTATTGGCAACGGCAACATCATTAGCTTGATTTTACAAGACGAACTTCTACACAAAGGTTGGACTGCTTGGATTATTAATCAAGTGGTAAAGGAAGATCCTAGATTCACCAAAGCCAAAGAAGAATGTGAAGCAGAAGTATATCAAATGTATATGGATGTGATCCGTGAAGAAAAAGAATGGGCTGACTATCTGTTCAAGAAAGGAACAGTGATTGGTCTGAATTCAAATATTTTAAAAGATTTTGTAGACTATACAGCCGCTACTGCTCTAAAAGACATCGGAATTAAATACGGACATCCTGCTCCAAAAACGACTCCGATTCCTTGGTTCAACAAGCACAGCGATACACATAAAAAACAAACTGCACTTCAAGAAAATGAATCTACCAATTACGTTATTGGTGTGATGAGTGATAATCTTGACTATGACGAGTTACCGGCTATATAATAAAGATTATGTTTAAAGCACAATTCAAACGACACTCGCCCTACGAATCTTGGACTACCATTGGACACTATGGTAATGAAGAATCTGCCATGGCAGCAGCATTGAGTTACAAAAACAAAGGTATGCTGATGGTTAGGGTTACAGATAAAAACGGCGCTGTCGTATTCACAGGTTAAAAAGGAATAAAATGAAAGCTATTGTTTGGAGTAAGTATCATTGCCCTTTTTGCGATCAAGCAAAAGCACTCTTGACTCAAAAAGGAATTCAATTTGAAGAAAAGAAAGTCGGTGACGGATTTACCAAAGAAGATCTATTGGAAGCAGTTCCAACAGCAAGAACAGTGCCGCAGATATTTTTAGATGGTAAATTGATCGGCGGCTTTACAGAACTTAAAAAGTATTTTGAAGAGGAAAGAAATGTTAATTGATAAAGGTGTATCAGTAGGTGAAGTTGTCACACTTAAACTAACTAGCGGCGAAGAGATAGTTGCGAAATTAGCTGAAGAAACTGCAACATATTATAAATTAAATAGACCAATGGTTATCGGCATGGGACAAAAAGGTCCGGGGCTAATGCCGTATCTGTTTACAGTGAGCCCAGAAAAAGATATTAAACTGTCAAAGACAACGGTGACTGTATGCGAAGCTACTGATAAAGGGTTTGCTGATCAATTTATTCAGTCAACTACAGGTATAGCATTGGCCTAACATGACTAAGCCGATACAACGCATTGGCGATGCAAATAATAGAGGAGGTAACATCTCAAATGCAGATGGAAACTCTACAGTGTTTGCCAACGGTAGATTAGCCAGCGTTGATACAAGTTTAGTTAGATATCCCAGATCTACAACTACAACATCGTCCGGTAGCGGCACAGTCTCGGCGCACGGAAAGCCTATCAACTATACAGATAATCCGGATTCGGACGGTGCTGTTCGTATCGGTGGAAGCGGAGATGTGTTTGTTGGCGACGATATTGACCAAGATATCCCGAGTATTAGATTAGTAGTTGAGGCCGACGAAGAAGACGTTCACGATCCAGGTTCGGGCGCCACTGCTTTCGCATCTGTTCCTAGATCCGATAGAGAAAAGGCAGTTCCGGATCCAGCACCAACAGGTAATAAAAATACAGAACCTAGCAAATTCACCGGAACTCCAACAGCGGATTGTGGCGGTGTTGAAGCAGAAGTAACTGCGGCAGCTACGTTAGATAAAATAGAAAAAATACAATTAAGTCCACGATTTACTGTAGGTAAACTAACACGAAAACCGAATGTGGCTTTTGATAATCCTTTAGAACCGCCGGGTGGTAGTTTATCTAGAGAAGAGATAGTTTGTAATTTAAAATTACTATGCATCAACTGCCTAGAACCAATATATAACAAATATTCGAACGCATTTATCACTAATACCTGGAGGAAACCCAGCGGCAATCCAAACAGTCAACATCCAAAAGGCATGGCCGCAGACATACAGTTCAGAGGTGTTACGAAATCAGAATATTTTAAGATAGCACAGGTAATCAAAGATTTAGTTCCTTACGATCAATTATTATTAGAATATAAGACCACAGGAACTGGCTTACCGTGGATACATATTAGTTTTAACAAAGCAGGAAATAGGAAACAGGTTCTTACTTTCCTCAACGATAAGACCTATGCTCAAGGACTTGTTGATTTAGCGGACAAATAACATGAAAAAATTATTTTGGAACATTTTAGGATTTTTAAGTTTAGGCATGGCCTACATCGGAGTAGTAACTCCAGGCATACCATACAGCCCGTTTGTGGTGTTTGCTGCATACTGTTTCTCAAAAGGCAGCGAACGTATGCATCGCTGGATTTACAATCATAAGATCTTCGGACCATTCCTAACCAACTGGAATGAAAAGCGTGTGTTCCCACAAAAGATGCGCTATCTGATGTTTTTTATGATGAGTCTAAGTCTTGTGTTAATGTATACTGGAGGAGTTAAACCAATTGGAATTATCTCAACTGCTATCTTTATGGCCCTTGTGGCTGTTTGGGCTTGCCGTTATCCTAACAGCGTTGAAGAACATGATCGTAGAAAAACAGAAGGTAAAAAAATCGGATGGCTAAAATAACCCTAGACGAGTTAATGGACATTGCATTCGCCCACGAAGAGGGCGACCCTATCGATTGGGGTGTGTTCAAAGAAGGACAAGAGCAAGCAATGAAAATGATCGGAACCAGTATATTAGAACAATTTGACAAAGAAGTAATCGGTGACGGTGATCGTCTAATACTATTGGCTGTGATTACCAAATTAATAACTGAAAACATGATTTTGCATTCTAAACTATTGACAGCTACAAAAAAAGATGTTTAAATACGTTTAATGCGCTCGGTTACTGGCGGTCGGTTAGGAGACTCTAAATCTCTGGTTGGCGGGTTCGATTCCCGTCGAGCGCACCAAAGGATTTACATGCAGTTTGAAACCAAAGAAGAAGCAGAAGCATTTGTTCTTAAGATCATGGGACCTCCTAGACGCAGGCTAGAAGGCGCTGAACACGATCAAGTTTGGTTAATGCTGCAAATGACAGAACCGGTTAGAGAGACTAACAATCAACATAGCTGGTGTGCTGAATATAATGTTGGCGGAATAATGTATGATGTGCATTATTTCCCAAACGAAGATCCGTTTATAGAACAGTATCTATAAATAGATGCGTGGGAAGGTCCCACACCCAACACTCTTTAAATGATAGGTCTTTAGAGTGTAGACCGTAAAAGGAGAAAACATGATGTATCAATCAAAGCTCGCCGCGGCAATCAAAGTCAACGGCAAAGTCCTAAGAGAGTTCAAGGACACAGTTCACATACCATTCGGCAGTGAATATACAATCTTACTAAAAAATCTCAACACACAACGAGCAGTAGTCAATGTATTCATTGACGGTGATGATATGGTTCCGGGAGGAATCGTTCTCAACGCCGGACAAGAAATTGATCTAGAACGTTCTGTAAAGAACGGTAATCTCACAGAAGGCAACAGGTTTAAGTTCATCGAACGCACAGGTGCAGTAGAAAAACACCGTGGCATTAAACTAGAAGATGGATTAGTTCGTATTGAATTCCAATTTGAACAACCTCGTCCGATCTACAATACACCCTGGATCTCAGCCAGCGGATCTACCATTTATCCACAAGGCGGAATACTACGAAACTCTACAGCAGATTGGGCAGCACCAGCTGGATCAGTAACTTGCTCTGCGGTCAACTATGCCGCTACCAACGATGTAGGTATCACTGTTCCTGGTTCGAAGAGCACACAGAGTTTCCAAACTACTCATGTTGGTCTTTTGGAATCTACTAAACATAGCATGGTGTTCAAACTGTTTGGTGGCACTATGCCTGAACCAATCACAGTCAAGCATAAACCAAAGTGCGTGACCTGCGGCAAGCAGAATAAAGCTACTAGCAAGTTTTGCCAAGAGTGTGGAACTGCTCTTGAAATATTCGCATAAAGATTGTATAGTGTAAATAAGTTTGCCGGACCTGTAACCATATTCCGGCTCCGCTGACGCGAAAACAGGATGGGCTGCGCTCACGGGGTTTGATAGTTTCCTGACACAAAAAAACTATCATTTTTAAAGGAAAATAAAATGCAATAGATTGAATATGCTTGTAAGGATGTAGTGTTCCATTTTAACAAAAAACACTTAGAGGACCAATCAATACCTATGTGGGTCCTAAAAACACATGGGGAATCATTTTACGTTCATCACGTTACCTGCGAGATACCTTGGACTACCAAGGAAACACCAGACAACTCGCACACCAAAGGTAGCATCAAGATCAAAGACTGTTTGCTGACTATCGACGGCGACAACTCTGCTACTATTTCTACTCTCACTATATTTGATAAGATCCGGTTACGGAACCAGAAGCTTGGTATCACCCGAATTATATTTGGTTGGGGATCCACCATGCACAAGGCCTTGGCGGGAAACGAGTTTAAGCATTCGCCATTCAAGAATGTAGAAGGTTCGTGTGGCAGCAGTTACATTATTTGCGATCTGCTGAAAAAAGAAGAAGCCACTTTGGCAGCATTGAAGTATCCAAACAGTTGGCGCATACTCAAACCAAACGAAGCCTATTATCAGAAATATGATCAGAAAGGCACAATTTGGGAAGAAGATGAACTTGACTTAGAAGAAGAATAAATATATAATGTAAGTTATTGCTGTATGAAGCGGAAGGAAAAGTGTTCTGGACGTGGGTTCGAGGCCCACCACCTCCACCTAAGTGTATAAGGTATATTTAGGTGGGGGTGAATTCTGGTTTCGACAGGGCAAAGAGTAGAGAAGTGGACAGCACGGTAAGGCAGAAACCGTAGGGTTGGGGTTTCCCGGCCGTAGACGCAAAAAAAGTAATCGCAAACGACGATTCATTTGACTTCGCAGCACTAAGCTTCACAGGTAACACTGTAGGCGGTCGTGTTGCACTAGCAGCCTAAGAAACTGCAAGTCTGGGGTAGCTATACCTTATAACCCAAAATAGTAAAGGCTACTTCGGTAGCCTTTTTTATTGCACTCGCACAACAAAGACTATATACTTGCTAATGATCAGTGATTTCACTAATCATTTGTCGTGATGTTATCAAATTAATACAGACAGTAAGACACACGATCTCACATAAGGAAATTAAAGATGAAGAAAATTGCATTAGCAACAGTATTGGTTTTGGCCGCTTCGGTAGCCTCAGCCGCAGAAATGGGTCTAGAGTATAAGGACTATAACGGAGTAAATGGTGGCGACAATGCCAATGGTTACAGTTTAACTGTAGCAGGCAATGTAGCACCTGGCATCAAGTTAGATGCTAAATTCCAAAATAAACAAGTCGATGGAACTAACACCTTGTCAACTCGTTTAGAAACAGGTGTAACTGGTTCTGCTACTATTTCTGGTCCTGTATCAGCATATGTTCGTGGTGCAGTCGGCGAGAAGTTCACTAATACCACAGACTTTTCATACTACTCAATCGAACCGGGTGTAGCGGTCAAACAAGGTCCAGTTGGTGTTAGCCTAGGTTGGAGATATCGTGATGCATTCAACGATGCTAACGGTGACCAGACCAGAACATGGCGGGCTAAACTAGGTTACGATCTAACCAAAGTAGACAATGTCTATGTAGGTTACGACCGTCAACGAGGTGACAGCGACTATAACGCTTGGCGCATTGGCTACGTAAGAAGTTTCTAATCCAATTAGATTCCACCAAAGGCCCCTAAGGGGCCTTTTTATTTTCCAAAACGTTATTGATTTTTTCTATTAGCGTTATTAAAAAATATTTAGGAAAAACCTATTGATTTTACGTTTTAATAGGATATATAATACACACATAGAACAGAAGTTCTTAAAAGTTTTCAAACACACACAAGGAGATTGAAATGAAAACAGTTGGTAATAAACTAGAAAAATTTGCCGTAACAGGAGTTAATCCAGGTAAGGATGATTTTTTCACAATTACAGACGAATCATTTGCTGGCAAGTGGAAAGTAATCGTTTACTATCCAAAGGACTTTACATTCGTATGTCCAACTGAAATCGTTGCATATGATAAACTATTCCAAGACTTTGCTGACCGTGATGCTGTATTGTTGACTGGTTCAACAGACAACGAGTTCTGCAAACTTGCATGGCAAGCTGCACACGAGGATCTAAAGAAGATCAAGCATATTCAATTCGCTGACACACAGCGTGGTGAACTAAGTCTTATTGAGCAACTAGGTGTATTCTATGCTCCAGCCGGTGCTGCACTTCGCGCCACATTCATCGTTGACCCGGACAACGTTATCCAACACGTTACTGTCAACAACTTGAACGTTGGTCGTAGCCCAGAAGAAACTCTACGTATTCTTGATGCGCTACAAACTGGCGAACTTTGTGCATGTAACCGCACAGTCGGCGGCGAAACACTGTAATGTATTATCACGCACACGTCTACTGGAAAACACAAGAACAGCGTTTGATTGCTCTTGTGCTTAGAGACATGCTTTCTAAGTTAGACTGTTCGTTAGGCAGGGTTTGGGATGAGCCCATTGGCCCCCATCCTCTGCCAATGTATCAAGTTAACTTTAATAGTAAAAATTATAAAGAGGTTGTTTCGTTACTTAAAGATAAGAATATTAGCATTCTTATTCATGAAGACACAGGAGACGACCTGCGTGACCATACAGAAGGTGCTCGTTGGATAGGTCAAGAACTCAAACTTGACCTTGAATGGTTAGAAAAATACACAAGGAGTAAAAAATGAAACCAGTATTGATACAAAACTTAATCAAACACAACAAGGGAAAGTATAAGGCAACTCCTATTACTGAAGAAGACCGTAAACAGCATGATCGTGCTATGGGAAAGTTTATCTTTTGGTTTGTGGCATTTTTGTTTATTACGGGTCTCGTAATTGCCTAAGGAGACAAACATGACAGCATGGGTAGATACAATTAAAGAAGCATTACCTGAGTATGCTAAAGACACTAAACTGAATCTCGATTCAGTCGTGAAGCGTTCAACCCTACCGCAGGAAGTAGCAGAAGGTTGTGCCGTGGCAGCAGCAATGGCTACAGGCAACGGAAAATTGGTTAGCTTTATTCAAAGCGGTATGGAAAATACTATAGAGAGAGATGCTGCCTTAACAGCCGCAAGTCTAATGGGTATGAACAATGTTTGGTATCCGTATGTAGAAATGGTAGACGATCCAGCACTTAAGGGATTGCCACCTCAGCTACGTATGAATGCTATCAGCACACACGGGGGCACGACACAGGACCGTTTTGAAGCTTATGCTTTATCGGCCAGTATCGTAGGCAAATGCCATTTCTGTGTGGCAGCACATTATGATACTTTAAAGAAGGCAGGTTACACCGTAGAACAATTACGTGATATTGGACGTATAGCGGCAGTTATCACTAGTGTGGCAAAGGTGTTAAACAGTTAATAAATATTAGTCAAGGAGGGGCAAGACTATGAAACAGAAAAAGCTCATAGCGGAACTGTATAAGGCTTGCTTCGACCACGACGCCAAGAAGATGGCCGAACTCAAACAAATTGAGTTCCAGAAAATCTTGAAACGCAAGGCCGAAGGTAAGCATTTTACACACCGATGGACCGTGGTTCAGATTTAATTACTTGTAACTGATCTGTAATATTACACACAGTAAAGAGCGGTAAATATTAGCACTATGCTAAAAACTTACCGCTCTATTTTTATCTCAGATATACATTTGGGAACCCGAGATTGTAAAGCAGAACAACTAAACAACTTTTTAAAGCACAATACTTGCGAAACACTTTATCTAGTTGGCGACATTATCGATGCATGGCGCATACAACAAAATAAATGGCGATGGAAACAAAGCCACACGAATGTCGTTAGAAGAATCATGGGACACGCCAAACGCGGCACTCGAGTCGTATATATAGCAGGTAATCATGACGAATTCTTAAGACCATTGATGCCTTATGGTATCGGTTTTGGTAACATAGAAGTTGTTAATCAAATAGAACATATCGGTGTAGACACTAAACACTACCTTGTGGTTCACGGAGATCTATTCGATGGTATTACTAGACTAGCACCTTGGTTGAGTTTCTTAGGAGACAAAGCCTACGATTTTGTTCTAATGTTAAACAACAAGTTTAATTGGATTCGACATCGTATGGGTTTTGGCTATTGGAGTTTATCTAAATATCTCAAGAGTCGTGTTAAGAAAGCCGTAGATTTTATATTCCAGTTTGAAAAGAATCTAGTAGCCTACTGTCGAAAGCGTGGGTTTGATGGTGTCATCTGCGGACATATACATCATGCAGAGATCAAAGAGATAGACGGTATGATTTACATGAATGACGGCGATTGGGTAGAATCAATGACGGCTCTGGTAGAACATCATGACGGTCATTGGGAAATCATAACTTGGACCAAGGAGCGGGATGATGTGGTTAATGATATTAATAGCAGTTCACATAAACAATCCTCAAGACGTGCCAGGAAGGATAACTCTACAGTTTCAAACACAGCAACACTGTGAACAGGTTTTATCAACAATGTCTTATTGGTTAAAGTTTGAAAGTTTTAAGGTAGAGGGAAGATGTCAGAAAATAAATTAAGTGATTTGATTACTATTGTAATACCTTGCAAAAACGAAGAAAATTATATTTTTAGTCTTTTAGAACACTTGCTATGGCAAAATGTTGGAGATACTAAAATCTATATCGCAGATGCATCCACAGATAAAACAAGAGATGTAATAGCAAAATACTTTGATAGATTAAATATTGAAATCATAGATGGTGGACCTGTCGCTGTTGCAAGAAACAACGGAGCCAGATTAGTCAATACCCCTTATATTTTATTTGTAGATAGCGATGTTAGATTTTTTTCTCCTTATACAATAAAAGACTGCGTTGAAACTATTCATTCAAATAACTTAGACTTAGTGTCTGTAAATGCAAAATGCTATGTCCGTGATATTCGAGCACAGATCGGATTCTCAATTTTTAATTTTATCAATAATATATTGAAACATTGGTCTCCGTTCGCAGTCGGGGCCTTTATGTTGACTCGAACAGACAAGTTTAGGGAATATGGCGGATTCGAAGAACATTATGTAGCCAGCGAGGACTTTTTCCTTTCAAAAAAATATTCTCCAGAAAAGTTTAAAATAGTGAATCATTATTTTGGACAAGATAATAGGAGATTTAAAAAAATGGGTTATTTTGGTATGGCATGGTTTTTATTGAAAAACTTCTATAATAGAAATAATAAAGCATATTGGAATACCGTTGATCATTCTCGTTATTGGTGATCATAAAATACACTATGATCATTTAATGATTATCAGTATGGTTTTCATGGTGTTTTTGTCATATAATACAGATACATACTAATGCAACGGTATGATATTTTATTTGTTAACAAGGAGAAACACTATGTGGACCAAACCAGAAGCAGTTGAAATGCGTTACGGTTTTGAAGTTACTATGTATATCATGAATCGATAATACATACAGTTACTCCAAACAAAGGCCCACTTCGGTGGGCTTTTTCTTGACTTCTGTGTTAAGTATGTTACAATTAGAGAAAGGTATCTTATGTTAGAATGTTTAATTTTAGGTGATAGTATCGCAGTTGGAACAGCTAACGTTCGCAAAGAATGCGTGAGTTATAGTGTTGGCGGAATCAATACTAACGGATGGAATAAAAAATTTTCCGATAAAGAATTATTGGCCGGAACAGTTATTATTAGTTTGGGCACTAACGATCATAGCGGAGTCCATACTTTTAAAGAATTGAGTGCAATGAGATCTCGTGTAACGGCATCTCGTGTATATTGGATTCTTCCTCCCTGCAATGACAAATTCTGTAAGCCTCATGTAAATGACGTTGTAGAAATTATTGCTCGCAGTCGCGGTGATATCGTTATCAAAACGGATCGACTACAAAAAGATGCTATTCATCCTAGCTGGGCAGGCTATAAAGAACTAGCGGAGAAAACACGTTGAACATTTTAGTAACAGGTGGCCTAGGACTTATCGGCCATAATGTCGTTAGAAAATTAGAAGAACAAGGGCATACTGTGGTTGTCTATGATAACATGACCAACTATGGTATTATTCCTCAAGAAGAAATCAATCATCTAATTCAAGAACGCAGGAAGTTTATCAAGCATTCTGAAATACACGAAATGGACATCCTGCAAGTGAGCATGTTTGATTGGTTGCTGCCCAAACACAACATCGAAGCAATCATACATCTTGCTTCATTTCCTCGGCAGAAAGTTGTTAATGCCAATCCCTGTTGGGGCAGCACAGTTATGAGCACTGGACTATTGGCCTTACTTGAAAAGGCTGTCCAGCACGGTGTTCGTAGATTTACCTATGCCAGCTCTAGTATGGTGTATGGCGACTTTCAAGATTTCGTCACAGAAGATGCTATTTGTCGTCCTCAAGGACAATACGGTATTCTTAAACTAGCAGGCGAATGGCTAGTCAAAGACTACACTCGTAAGCATGGTATCGAACATACTATCCTAAGACCAAGTGCCGTGTATGGCCCACTTGATGTAGAAGATCGTGTCATCTCAAAGTTCTTGCTCACTGCCATGCGAGGAGAAACACTTAAGGTAAACGGTCCTAACGAAACTCTAGATTTTACCTATGTAGATGATGCCGCCAATGGATTTGTTGCTGCCACTCTTTCAGACAAAGCAGCCAACGGCACATACAATATCACCAAAAGTCATAGTAAAACACTTCTAAGTGCCGCCGAACTTGCAGTAAAATTGGCAGGTCGTGGCAGCATCGAAGTTCGAGATAAAGATGCAGATTTTCCTAGTCGCGGAGCATTAGATATTACCCGAGCCCGAAATGACTTTGGATTTGATCCAAAAGTAGATGTAGATGAAGGATTCCAAATTTACTACGATTGGCTCAAAAATGATCCTTATTTTGGTGTTGACAAACGCTGACAAAGAAGTTATACTATCCTTACAGTAAATTTTTAGGAGAATACTTTGAGTATGCATTTGGAAGGTCCGTGGTTGTCAACTACAGGCAAGAAAAAAGGCAAACAAAAGTTTCGCAATGCCGATCAGGCAAGAAAGGCTAGACAATTGGACGAAAGTTGGAAAGACCTGCTCAAACGTCATGGTATTGAGCAAGAAGAAAAAAGACGCAAACGTGCATTGTCGTCTGGGACTTATGTGCCAAAATCAGAACCATTTCGTAGAGAAACTCCTCACATTCCTAGTTTGGATCCTACTAATATGGCTCCTTGTCTCAAAGCACCAGACAAAGTTTATACGGGCACCTTGATTAAAGGTATTGGCACCATGCACAAGAGCAATGCCGTTCCTATCTTTTCGGACGAAGAAGCAGTTGAAATTGCCAAAATGCGTCGATAATCATCGGTTTTCGTGCTATAATATGAAAGATGAGCTATATAAATTTACGTTTCGCAAAGAAACTAAGATAGTAGGTCCAAAGTATGTCAAAAGCAGAAAAGGATCCGCGAGTCTTGGCCTATGAGAAACCCGTGAGATTCGGGCGGTCAAGTTCGCCAAAGGCACATGAGTTATGAGATCATGCGTCCAATGGAGACAACTACACGAACCCAGGGTTCTTTCAAGAGCCTCGTGAAGTTACTCCCCTAATGTAATGTTGTAGCAATACAACACCAAGTGAAAGGAGGACTTATGGAAAAGTCAATTCGTTTTGTATCCTATTTTTTAGGATTTTTAGCAGTAGCCTTTTTGGTTCAATATCTAACCACAACCAAATTTGCTACATTGAAAGAAAAGAACGGCTATTACAGCCAGGATGTTGTTTCGATTAAAACTCGAGAGCAACAATTAGATTGTTTAGCATTAAACATCTATCGCGAAGCAGGCTATGAGCCTTTTGAAGGAAAGGTAGCTGTCGCTCAAGTCACCCTAAATCGAGTTCAAGCTGGTAAGTTTGGTAAAGATGTCTGTGGTGTCGTATACCAAAAAAATGTCATTATGGAAAAGGTTGTATGTCAATTCTCATGGGCTTGCGACCATTCTGCAAAGACAAGACCAGTAAACAAGGAGGCTTACAATGAAAGCTACGAAGTCGCAAAAAAAGTTCTTTTGGAAGGATTTAGATTATCTGTTCTCAAAGATGCTCTGTATTATCATGCCACCTATGTCAACCCAAGATGGCCGTTGGAAAAGATTGGGCAAATAGGTCAACACATTTTTTATAAAGGAAAGGAAACCAAAATATGATCGACAACATCAACAAACTCAAAGAGTTCGTTCAAACCAAAATTTCTGTAATCTCTTCTGAAACATTTGGTTGGTTGGCAGCGATTGTATTACACGCTTCTACCGTTCCAAGCCTACTAGCAGTAATGGCTGGACTCACAGACAGACTGCCAGGCGTAGACCTAGTTCTACTAGTTTGGACAGGCCTTACACTATTGTTTATCAAAGCAGCTATCCAAAAAGATATGCTCAATATTGTTACTATCGGAGTTGGCTTTATTATTCAAGCAACAATGATGGCTTTGATATTCTTCAAATAAATTGGTAAACATCACCGTTGACTTTGGTTGGCGGTGATGCTATACTAACAATGTCGTAATTCACACACAGAAAGGCAGTTTATGAAAAAGGCAATCGCAGTAGGCATTTTGGCAGCAGCCATTACTGGTTGTTCGTCAATGAAAGATATTCCAG